CCTGCCCCCAGGCCCCACGGTATTGCCTAACCCGCAGGACCAAGAGATACAGCGCCGGCTTAATCCATAACATCTACCTTCACACCAAGGCCACCGAACAACTGGATCATATCGTTAACGTGTTCTGTCACATCCTCGATGATATCGTCATCGTCTGTACATACAGCAAGGCGCATGGTTCTCTCTACCACTTTCATTAGGGCTTGAACCTGCATGGGATGCATCTCTTTAAACCCTACGGTATCAATCTTATCTTCCATCATTCTATCTCTCCCCAGTTGTCCTTGAGTTCCTCGTCTACCTTAGACGGAACCTTGAGTATATGTGATAAGCCTGTCTCCATGATCTCTGTGATCTTAGAGGCTTGCTCTTGGCTTTCTACAGAGAAGCATAGTTCATCATGAACCGTGAGCATAGGAACTAATCCCTCGGCATAGCAATCAGCCATGGCCTTCTTGGTTTGGTCCGCAGCGGATCCTTGGATCAGCTTGTTCAGCGCCTTGTATGTAAACGCCCTCCGCAGGTACATGCCGTACTTCTCTTGTGCTTCCTTTAGAGCCAGTGGCTTGTTGTATTCAAACGTTCTAGGCTCCCACAGATCAAACCGGCACCTACGGCCCAGCAGAGTGCGTATAGAGCCCTGCTGAGAGGCGCGAGTGCTTGCAATCTCTGCTAGCCCCTTAACGAAAGGCACCTTGCTCTGGTGCGTCTGAAGCAGTGTGGTGGCCTCGGCTACGCTGATGTCCAACTGGTCTGCTAGCTTGGCCTTACCCATGCCGTACATAATCCCTAGGTTCACAGTCTTTGCAGACTTCCGATCAATGCCGGCGATGTCAGCAACCATCTGGTGCAGATCAATGTCCTTGGTTTGCCACTCATTAACAATACCATCCACCATCTGATGCCGATGATCGTCATTCAAGCTAGCCGCAAAGTGAACCAACAACCGTGGCTCTTGGCTAGAGTAATCAAACGAACCCCACTTGCATCCATCTTCGGGGATAAACAATCCGCGGATCATCTTCTTAATGTCTTTGTCCCGTGCAGGAATTTGCTGAAGGTTGGGGTTGGACGATGAGAAACGGCCCGTAACTGTACCACCGTCATCGCTCCGGAGTTGGTGAAACTCGCAGTGGATCCTGCCTTTGTGTGAGTGACGCAAGATGGTGTCGATGAACGTGCTGTCGGCCTTATCAAACTCCCGCAGCTTAACGATCTGTTGTGCTACAGGGTGAGGGTGCATGTTTAAAAACTGCTTGGTAAAGGTAGCATTGCCGGCTTCGGTCTTAGCGTACTCCAAGCCCAGTGAATCAAACACCTTCTGAACAGAGGCCGCGGCCCATGGTTCAAGGTCCACACCTGTCTCATCACGAATAGATTTCTTTAGCCCGGTAATTCGGCCCTTCAATTCTTTCCGCACTTGCTCTGCTTGATCGATGTCTACTCTAACGCCATTGGTTTTCATTTTAAGCATGAGGGGAATGAGCCCTGTTTCCAGTTCCCATATGGCCCAGAGGTCTTGCTTCTCTACCTCTATCTTCAACCGCTCCCATAGCTTGAGCGTCATTAAAGCATCCTGTTCCGCGTAGGGTCCAACGTCCATCGGAGGTAGGCGCCACATCTCGGACTTAGGATCAAACCCCCAATCACGGGCCGCTGCGCGAAGGGCCTTCTCGTCCTTACGCATGTCAATCCAATCACGGCCTAGATTATTAAGACTGTAGGAAAACCGGTTCTCGTCCACAATGGCGCCGGTAATCATGGTATCAATAATCCGACCCTTTACCTCGATGCCTTCCGCTTGCAACCAACCGGCATCATACGTGGCGTTGTGCATGATCTTGTCGATCCGCGGAGTATCCATCTGCTTTGCAAACCACCGCATGGTCATCTTGGGATCTAGGTTGTGTCCGTTCTGGTGACGTATGGGAAAGTAGCCTTTGTAATCCCCCGCAGCTACAGCAATGCCCACGATGAAACCATCCCCTCGGGCCCAACCGGGTCCGAGAGACTTGAGGTTTGGATCGCTTGTTTCCAAATCAACTGCGATAGACTTGTATCCTGTTAGATCAGGGTACTCTGTTGGTATGTTCCAATCAGGATCTAACCGGTCAATGTCCATCCGATCAAGATAGTTGATCGTTGACTTGTCTTTTCGATCTCTTGCCATAGGCTTTCCTTGCTGCTTTGGTACTCTTTGGAACGTGCTTACTACAGAACTTCTTTTGTCTGCCAACTAACGGACGCCCACAAGGCTTGCCGTTGCGACCATCAATCTTCTGACATGTCTTTGGATTGTATAGATCATACTCAGTGCCAAACAATGCATTAAGACCCGGCTCTAGAGCTGCGGCAAAACGCTTGCGGGTCATGGGCCTAGGTTCAGAAGAATACTTCGCCATGGCATCTAATTCTTCCAAAGAAGCGATTTCTAAAAGATGTTTATAAACCTCAACAACACCTTTTTCAGCCAAGTATTTCTTTTCTCGCTCGGCAAACTCTTTGGCATACTTCTCGGCTTCATTTATCCATTTATTTGTTTCCACATCTTGAATCGTACCATCCCAAACAGGGGGATCTTCCTCTATCTCTACCTCCACCACCACTCCTTCTGGTGGAACCTCCTGAAGAAGCTCTTCTAATGACTTGTCTTCCACCTCTTCCCAATCATTATCATACTGGTCTGCAACCTCCGCAGACAGGGCGGAATACCCAATCTTATCGATCCACGAATCTTCATGGTTTATGTTCACCAACAGCCGGCTCGTCTTCAGCCAATCCATCATCAGACCAACATGCATTGGGCTTACACACCCATGCGTGGCGAGAGCGTTCTTCGTAATTATGTCCCATCCCAAAGATATGGTGGTGAAACTGTTATATACATCGCCGTATTCTTCTTCCCGATCCCCGTTGATCTTGCTCCACGCATCGTCTAGTAAATCTTCTCTATTCATAGCTGGTACTTATACCTCTTATCTGTATCTAGTATGTGCAATTCCTTTCGGGCGCGTGTTATGCCCACATAGAATGCCCGATGCTCGTCATCTGGATATTTGCTTTGAGCGCACACTCTTGGTATCCCTAGGTACACTACGCAATTATCGTCTTCTCCTCCCTTCATGGCATGAAAAGTTGATACTTTAAGGCGAGGGGGTTGGGTGATGTCTTCCCCTCGTCTTTCAATTGACCGGACGTATAGCTTCTGTTCTTTACCAAACCGTGCCACATCCATCGCATCCGTATATAACGGAGCAATCATTCCATAATCACGCACCAAGGTTTCGTAATCCAACATCGCTTCTGGGTCCGCAGCGTCTAGCAATCTAGCAGAGCCCCGCTTTACAACAGCATAGTCCCCCTGCTTTGGTACAGACGCATACATCTTCTTAACCCGGCGCAACGACAGAGGGTTACCTGCTTGCAGATCGCGCCAAGCAATAATCACATCTACTGCATCTGGGTTGATCGAAGGCCGACCCTTAACACTGTATAGGTATCCGTCTTCCCTTAAAGACTCTGCAAACTCACGCACAAAACTGTTGGTCCTAGCCATGATTGTCCACGAACCCTTGTGGTACGGAATTGTATGCCGGCTTAGGTGGTATTCAACCAAGCCTTCTTCCTCCATGGGTAGAAACTCTTTCTCAATCCGGTTGTCGATCCGCTTTACAATCTGCTGAGACAAAGACCAAACGGCCCGAGGCAACCGGTACGACTGTGAAAGGATTGTCTTGTTATCTGTCGCATTGATAAAACGATTAACATCAACGCCGGTCCATCGGTGAATGGCTTGGTCATCGTCCCCCGCATACACCACATTCTCCGCGTTGGCCTTCATGTGATCCACCATCTCCCATTGCAAGGGAGTAAGATCTTGGGCCTCGTCCACAATCAGCAGCTTCAAGTACGGTGGTTCTACGTTCAGGTACTGTTCAATCAGATCAACGAAGTCCATCTTACCGAACTTGCTTTTGTACAAAGCAACACTGACCTCGATCTGCTTCATCTTTGGAAACGATAGATCCCAATCCTCAGCCTCGTTGAACTCTTGCTCCATTGCAATCAACCTGTACCTGGACCGGTCGATCAACTGAATGTACTTGCCGCCGTCACCACCAATGGCAGGGATCAGGATGCCGTCATCAGGTGCGGCGCCTTCTGCATTATCAAACGACAAACCCAGACCATGACCCAGCTTGCGCCAATCGTCCTTGGCTAGCATGTCACCAGATACCAGCCCCAGAGCGCGGAACCCAATCGAGTGCAGGGTGCGGAAGTAAGGCAGACGTTTCTCGTCAAACCCAAACTTGCCACACGACCGCTCAACGGCCTCTTGTACGGCCTTCTTTGTAAAGGACATGAACCCTATCTGTTCAGGGTCAACACCGTCCTCTAGGGCTTCTTGTACGCGCTGTATAAGGCTGTACGTTTTACCACACCCAGGCGGACCTAAGAGCATCTCCTCGGACATCACTCTTTACCGCGTGGACGTTGAGCCAGCCACTCCAGAACTTCTTCCTCGACCCAACGGGTGGCGCTGTTCTTATCGCCCTTGCCCGGTCCAAGATATATGGGCTGTGGAAAGATGTCCTCGCTTACCCACTTGTAAATGGTGGAATGGGATACCCCCAACCACTCGGTTATTTCCGCAATCTTCAGCAGCTTTCGTTGTTCAGAAGGGGATGTCATCACTAAACTCCTTTGGTTCCAGTATTATTTCTTCATCTTCAAATGCCGGCACATACCAGACACGTAACTTTTTAGACTTTCCGTTTTCTCTTTTTATATATTTCTCTTTGTGACAGGGTTGCCCATCGTTCAGCGTCTTCAACTGTTCCTGTATGTGAACCGCTTTGTAATGTGTGAACTGCCTGTTCTTGAGAAACTGTTCCAAGCCAGCCATCGTAAAGTACGTCACGCCTTCCTCGGTCCACGGCTTGCCCATCTCCATTTCTTCCGGAGACAGAGCCCTGATCCGACTTGTGCAAAACGTCTTCAGCATCTCATGAAACTGCCCCTTGATCGTGAGTTCCGGAGGGACATCTATCGTGACCGAGTTCTTCATCAGGGTGTTGATTGCAACCTGCCAATCTTGTGGCTTAACTTGAGGCGGCATGAAGTTGAGTTGCTCCATGCATGACCGCTGCCAAAGACCTTGGTTCTGTAATTGCTCAACAGTTAACTGTAACCGCTGACCATCCACATCCATGAAGTAATGCCGAGGCTCCGACAACATGACTGTCAAACCTCCAAGGTTGGCCTGATCCGGGGCCGAGTTGCCCACACCAAACTGGCGCGACTTGCAGATCTGTACATCACAGTAATCTTTTAACGGACAGGAACTGCATTGCAGGAAGTACTCTTTTTTCATCAGCGATTTCTGCAACGCAACGATCTCAGTTGCCTCAAGGGCAGGGCTGCATAACGTCCTGTTGTATTCTTCGTGATGCTTCTTCCAATTGTCAGGCCACTTCAACCGGCAGTACACGCCAACGTTAAACATAAACGTGTTCCGGTGTTCAGTAACAGAGCCCTGCCCAGTAATGATCTCCAAGCAGTACGGCCCGTCAGTAAAGTGTGTTCTCTCTCCACCAAACTGAAGTTCATTTAACTCTGGAATGTCTATCCTTGCTGCATCAACCGCAGCAAAGAACTGCGCCATGTCCATAGCTTCGCCCTTCTTATCCAAGGCATAACGTGTGGTTACATCCCCACCAAAGTACGGCATGTTTATAAAGTTGCCCACATCGCCACGCTCCGCCAAGATAGTGTCCTGCTTTGGAAAGATCTCACAACCGGAGAACCCCAAGGCAACAGACATCTCGGTCAGATACTCTCGAACCATGGCTGCTTGCTCCCACTGCTTGAGAAACAAATAGAGGTGGGCGCCGCCCGACTTGGAACGACACAACACCAGGGGCAACCCTAGCTTTTGAACCTTGGCATTTAACTCCACCAAGTTGAGATCATAGGTATCAATGTCCAGAGCCCCGAACATACACAGATTATCTTGGGTAATAGGTATAGATCCCACACCCTGACGGCCCTCAATGTGACCCTGTACTAACTCGTCGGTCAAAGGTCCGCGAACAATCATGCTCTTCGCCTCGGCTTTGCCGTTGCGTCCAACTCTGCCTACAGTGGTTGTACCGTGCGCCGCTATCGATCCGCAGAACGCATCCATTAACTTTTTTGCTTGAGACATAATCCCTCCTAAAAAAGAATCACGCTAACGCCGTTAGCGTGAATCTTTATTTACGTCTTTAGAAAGGAATTTCATTGTCCTTGTATGGCGCACCAGTTGCGTTGCCAGATCCTTCGGCATTAACTGTGGGCTCCGCAGCGGCCTTTACTTCTCCAGCTAAAATAGAGTCTCGGAAGTCTTTAGCCG